GGCTAACCAACCCACAATAAAAGATATTAATATTACAATTTTTGGCGGTGCATCGTGATAAAATAATTCAATTACCCCGGTAACGGAATAAGTTAAAACACCGGCAATTGTCATTGCAAGAATTATTGTCGGTGCTTTTAATTTCTTTTTTAAGCCTTTCAGGAACGCTCCAAACATTCCAATCCCCATTGCTATCAAATCCCCAAATTCTTCCATCCCTTTCATTTTAATAGTATGTACGTTTGTTTTTAAATTTATCCGACACCTTGCAAGATAATTTTGCCTTTCGACTGAAATCATAATATTCAACCTCAGGGCTTTCAGAAACTATGACCGGTACATCTTGGTATCTGTAAGAATGATTATGTGCATTGTAATCAGAAATAAACAATTGATTTTCAGAAAGGAAAAACAAATCCAAAAGGGGTCTTGTTATGCATTCATCACTTGGGTCAGTTATAACCTCATAAGTGTTTAGGTTTTCCCGAATAACTCGTTTCATTTCACGATTGGAATAAATTATATTATCAACTTCCGTGTTCGGTTGTCTGTTTCCAATATACCCAAAGAATCGAAAAGTACTTTCTATTTGTGAACCTGAAAAATTCATTTGTTCAACTTGTTGTTGACCATCAAAAATTGCCCTTACCCTTGCCGTGTTTAATGCGTTTTGAATTGAGTATGGTTGTAATTGATACGTCCCCCAAATCAAAGTTCCTGAAATACCGCTAATCGAATAAGCAATTTCAATTGTGTAACAACCCACACCATCGGATGTTATAACATCCCCCCAATCCACGGTTGTATAAAATGCATTGATTTCATTTACAAAAGGCACACTTGTCGGTGTATATGTTGCGACAATTCCATCTTTTTTTAATACAAAAGACGTTGTATCACTTGCGGATGATAATTTTATCCAAGCACTTGTTAAATCGTTTTTCCAATTTGTTTTTGTCGTGTCACCCAATACGTTATAGGTACAACAACATTCTTTTAAACCTCTGTTTTGTTCTTGAAATGCTTGAGGCAGTTTTATTGATCCGTATTTTTTAAACGTTCGGTCTTGGTTTCCACAATTTGTATCACCGGGACAAGCAACACCCAAAGTTGTCAAGGTCTTTAAATCCGTAATTAATGATGTGTCAATCCAATTTGTTGTTGCATTTGAACCCAACGTTGTTTCAGGACAATCCCCGGTCGGTGTTGGTGCATATCTTGAATATATTGTAGCAAGACTTCCAACGGTCGGTGTTATTACCCAAATAGAACCACTTAACCAAATAACGATTGTGTAAGTTCCATATTGAAATGTCCAATAATTAGCCCCTCCAAATGTTCCGGTTGCCGAACTAACAAGAGTTTGTTCACCGGTTGATCCGGCATCAATCGTAAGTTGTAAACATTGACACATAATTAGAAGGTTCTTCTTAGGTTAGTAACTACGGAATTAATTTGATTTGATGCACTTGCACTTGACCACGCCCAAGACACATCAAGTGTGTTGTTTGCGGTTGTGTCAAAAGTTGTATTGTTTTGACTTATAAAGTTCTGCCCTTGCAAGTCTGTTGATGAATGTTGAATATATGACAATTCACCATTCGTAACAATATCGGCAACACCTGAAACACCAATTTGTCGAATTGTAAAATTTAATTCCAATTCAAAAGTTTGTGAATTTATTTGTGGTAATTGAATCGTTCCGGTTGTACCTAAAATCACCGAACCGCTTTTCACGTTCAACACGACATCCGAGTTGTTAAGGCAACCAATGTTTCCGCACATTTTTAATATGTATGAACTACCTACCGCAAAAGTGTTTGCATTTACTTGCAACGAACCTTGACCGCTTCCTATGAGACTTGATTCGGTTGTTGTGTTTGTGATTGTTGTACCATCTGCGGTTTGCGAAAATAATCCAATCCCACTTGCCCCGGCTTTAATTACCGAACCCTTAATTTTTGCAGTTTTATAAACTGATCCGTTCCAATAATCAATGTCATAATAATCATCATCGCCGAAAGTTGTTCTTTCAATTGCGTATTGGTTAATTTGTTGTTGTCCCATCTTTTAACTTTTAATTTTTTGGTCGTTTGTATCTGTTAATTTTTGCATTCCTGACGTTGTTAATTTGATGATTTCGCCATCCGTACAACCTTTTATTTTTGATGTAAATTTAACACCATTCGAAAGATTTATTTTGTCAGGATTAAAAAAGCATTCTAATCTTGCAACGTCAGTTGTTGGAAATGTTAAATCACAACGCAAACCGGTCAATGGATAAAGTGGATTACTTAGGTTATTATCGTAATCAATTGCCGTTGATGATAACCACCTTGGGCTTGATTCAGTTGGTTCAATTGTAATCATTCCCCAAACTGAATCTTGTGTCCACGCAGAACCATCAACAAGCGTATGTGTTGCGACAACTCGCATCAATTCACCCTCGGTTACAACCTGAACATTTGTTGAACTTGAATCAATATACAATTCTATTTGTTGCAAGATATTCGCATCTGAATCATAATCCAATATATTAATTAAATCGGTGTATTGATATAAATTCACACCCCTTGCATTATCAACAACCAATCTTAAACGCCAATCACCGGTCGTTCCGTAATCAACCCAATCCCTTGTTTGATTATTTGGAAAAAAATCCGCATTTGCGTTTAACTGAGCAATCCAATATTCCCAACGGTAAATAAAAGGAAAGTACAATTTTACACCATAATTTGTTCCAAAATTAATTGATGAATCATTTGATAAAGTTGCAACACGTTTTACCGATGTAGTTGGTAATGAGGGAAATACCGGTGATTGCAAATCAATAACTTGTTGAAAATTCACAAGCGGAATTCCTGACAAATTAAATGATGTTTGTTGCAAGGTGAAACTTTCTTGCGTTGTTAAATTGTACGCCTCAATTTTTGCATTTAAATAATCGTTTATGATCTTTAGTGGTAATCTAAACTTTCCGCAAAACGCCAAATCATCTTCCACGTTTGCAGTAACTCCGGTTTCCAAAACATCGGTGTTTGTCAGTTGTTGACTATGGTCAAAATATTGTGATTTAATCATTGTCAACGGCAAAATTCCGACCGGGGAGCAAGTTAATTGTCCGTTAAAAACTAATAAATTCACATTTCCAACCTTGCACCAAAAATAAAATGAACGGTTTCCATCCGGCTTTGATTGCATAAACGTATCGAAAGAACCGTTTGGTTTTATTTCAATCTCCACCGTGTGTTGTGTTCCCACCGTTACAATTGATAAAGTTTCAAGTAACCATTGCGAACCATTTTCATTTGATTGCGATGCGTAACTTTGACCAATGTTCATTGCAACCGAACCCAACATTATAGAAAATTTTGATGCCGAATCACTTTTGTTTTTATAATAATTTGTATTATTTGAAACATAAGCACCGCCAAAATATGATGGGGCAATTGCGGAATTAACAACAAAAGTTGCTTTTGTATTTTCGCAATAATCAATTTTACTTATTGGTTGTATTATTGACGAATTAATCAACTCTGTATTGTATGCTTGATTGAACCATCCGGTGTTTGCGTCATCGTTAAACACTTGTATTGTGTTGTCATAGGGTTCACCAATTAAAGTTTCCCACGACATTCGAACAAACAATTTTAAACAATTATCAAAGTCATAAAGATTTGAATTATACAAACCGCTTTGAATCCAACTAACACTTAAAGAATAAGTTCTTGTTGAAACAGATGTTGAAACCAAATCAATAGATGTTGACACCGAAAACATACCCGATTGAAAACCAACCGCAACCCCTTGAGATGGAAATGTTCCGGTCAAGTCAAAAGAATATGTTGAGGATTCACCATCAAGCAATGAATATTGGTTTCCCGGTGTTGTGTTTGACACATTATTTACATCAACTTTCAACCCCTCCCTTGATGCCGATGCAAATATTGAAACCGCTTCGTTTGGAAATGAATACCACGTTGATGATGTTGCAACAACTTTCATTTGACTACCAATAACCCATTCAATTGATGTTGTTGTTGTGGATAAATATACACCGGTTGAAATTGTATATGTTGTGATTGTTATGCTTTGCCCGGCACGAAAACCCTCTTCTTCAAAGTCACCACCTACCCAAGTAATAATGTTCTGTAAAACGCTATTTTGTAAAGTATTGTTATCGGCACTATTTACCGAAATACTTTCTTCAATTGTCAAAGTTGATTGAACCGGATCACCAACATTTGCTTTCAGGAATGTCGTTGTGTTGCCTAAACTTGTAAAACTTTTATTTGTTACTCTTATCGGCATATTTCTTGTGTATGTTTACAATTGAATCAACATCTTTAGTCTTTAATGCTTTCATCAAATCTTTGTTGTCTTTCATTAACGCATT